CTGCGAACAGTATGACAACTGTCCATGCGGAAAACGTGGACATGAAAACGGTACATCAATCGGATATTCAATTGGCGAATGTAAGGATTTTGAGCCGAAGAAAGAGTAACTTAAATAACATTTTAACAAACTTAAAGAGGTTTCCCGATTAGCGCTCGTTCGGGTGTAATAGGCTCGGTTATGCCTTCCTCTAACACAATACCGCCTTTATGGCGGTTTTTTATTAAAAAAATCAAAAAAAAATTAAAATAGTGATTGACATATTGTGCAATATGTGATACTATACAGTTGTCGGAAGGAACACGGGGAACGGACGGAAGGAACGGAGGAACGGAACATGAAAAAGTTTGTAGCAATCGGACATTGGGACGGGAACACGAACACGACCAGCGCGGCGATGGAACACCAGAGCAAGGCCCTTGCTGAGCGGGATTTCAGATTGAACGGCTTCCGGGCCTACGTTGTCCTGACAGAAAAGGCGTTCCGGGAAATGCAGGAAATGGATTGCTTCGAACTTTACGAAAAAGTAAAGAAGCTCACAAGCAATTACCGCAAGTACAACGAAATCACGGACTATATTGAACAGTGCGCCGACATCATGGAACAGAAGCTCGAACGGTGCTGAATTTAAGGAACGGAGGGAACGAAAGATGAAGGCCAAAAAGGTTATGACGATTTACGGAAAACATTCCAATGTTGTTCAGTATGAATATCGCGGAAAGACCTATGATGTTGAGTATGCCACAGATTGGACATATGGAAACGGAGGAAACCCAAAGTTACAACACCAAGAAGCACAAGCAAAGATAGACAGAGAAATTGAAGAAGAGAGAAAGCCGAAGAAAGAAATCAGGTATGAAGATACAGCAGAATATGGATTTAATCTCTTCTGGGATTCAGTAAATTGACCGCTTCGGCGGTCTTTTTTTATGCCATTGTTTGTCGTTTGTTTGACATTGTATGAACAATGTGCTAACATTGATTGCGGAGGTGATGCTGATTGTCTGCAGTTTTCGGTTTTCGATTACCTGAGGATTTACGGCAGTATTTGCAGACGATGGCGCGACAGCAAAGAACGACCGTTAGCCATTATCTGATTATGTTGGTATTGAAGGACATGGAAAAGAAAACGGAGGAAAAAGAAGTTGGAAAACCTAAAAATTGAGTATTTGCCTGTTAGCGATTTGAAACCTTACGCGAAAAACGCAAGGCGGCACACGAACAAAGATATAAACACAATTATTGAAAGCATAAAGGAGTTTGGTTTTTCTGATCCTATAGGGATATGGTCAGAAAAGAACGTTGTTGTTGAAGGTCACGGGCGGTTAATTGCCGCTAAAAAGTTGGGCATGGAAGAAGTTCCTTGCATTAGGCTCGATCATTTGACGGATGAACAGCGGCGCGCTTACGCATTGGCACATAACAAAACTGCCGAAATGAGTTCTTGGCTTGATGATATGTTGCGGGAAGAGTTGGACAACATTTCCGACATTGACATGACAAATTTCGGTTTTGCGATCAAAATTGATGATATAGACACGGACATAACCGTACCGGAACACAAGATTGCCGCAGAGTTGGGAGAAGCAAACAATTATATCGTGTTAGAGTTTAAAACCGAATCAGATTGGGAGCGTGCTCAATATGTTTTCGGTTTGGAAAAGGTGGCAAGCAACCGAAAAAATGAAAAGGTTCGCCAATACGGGATCGGGCGCGTTATTGACGGTGCGGAAGTTATGCGGAGGTTGACAGGGGATGAAAATTAAATACATCGTTCCAACGGTCGGAAGAGCGGATTCCATCACGACAATGGATTATATAACGCAAGCGGTTGCGCTCGTTAGTCCAGAGGATTATCCGCGATACCGAGATGCACATCCGAATTGGGGTGAAGAACGTTTTTTGATTGCGCCGCCCGGTGTTCAAGGAAACGGAAAATCGCGGGCGTTGAATTGGATGCTTGATACTCAATGGGATGATTGCGATGCTATTATCCACATGGATGATGATATACACTGGTATGCCGCCCATATGGGAGATGAAACGGCAAGGCGATTGAAGGAAGAAGAAGTCTACGAATTGTTTGAGAATTTTTGCCGCCTTGCTTATGAATGGGGTTGTGGAATGTGGGGGCTTTCGATCAACATTGACCGATTAAGTTATGCAGAGTTTTTGCCGTTTTCGTTGCATGGTTATATTGACGGTGGAACTGTCGGTTATGTTCGGAATGATGGCATCCGTTACGATGAGGAGTTGACAATAAAGGAAGATGTTGATTATTTTCTTCAATCGTTGGAGAAGTACCACAAGGCTTTACGAATCAACAAATACCGCATATACAAAGAAAGTTTTACGAATCACGGCGGTTGTCAGTTTTTCAGAAACCCGGAGAACGAAAAGAAGCAGTTCAAGCGAATGCAAGAAAAATGGGGTTCAGACATTATCAGACCAAACAAACCTAGAGGAAACAACGAAAGCAAAATAAAGAAGTACGGCGGAGCGATTAAACTTAATTTGCCGTTGTCTGGAAGTTGAAAGAAGGGTAAAAGTTGGCAAATAACGAAGAAAATCTTATCGGAAAAGGATTTGATAGCAGAACAACGGAAGAACAACGAAAAATAGCAAGACAAGGCGGCAAAGCATCAGCGGAAGCAAGACGAAAAAAACGGGATCTTCGTTTGGCTTTGGAATTGTTGCTTGAAAAGGAAATGAAGAGCGCAAACGGGGAAACGGTAACAGGGACAGAAGCACTCACGGCACGACTTTTTAAAGAAGCAATGTCTGGAAATGTTCGGGCGTTTGAAGTTGTGCGGGATACGGTCGGACAAAAGCCAGTTGAAAAGGTGATGGTTGCGGAAGTCGATCAAACGGTGATTGATGAAGTTGAAAGCGTGGTGTTAAATAATGCAGATGCTTGAAGTAAAGGTAAACGGTGATTTAGTTTTACTTAATCCGTTTATGATTACGGCAATAAAACAGCATGGAAAAAGATCAACGTTAATATACACAAGCGGCGATCCGGTTCCTTGGAATGTGCAAGAATCTTTTGAAATGGTTTATGAAAGATTGGCGGCGGCGTATGACAAGACAACAGGCGGTTGATTTTCTTTTGTCGCGTCCTGTCGATTATGCAAAAATGCTCGGTTTTACAAAGTTGGGTGCTTTGCACAATAATTGGATTGTGGACATGGTGCGCGGTCAGGATGACAAGACATTGCAAGCGAGTCGTGGAACGTACAAAACAACAAGCGTTTCTGTGGCGTTGGCGTTAATTTGTATTTTATTGCCGAACAAACGAACCATGTTCATGAGAAAAACGGACAATGATATAAAAGAGGTTATCAAACAGGTTCAGAAAATCCTTACAGACCCACACACTCAATACATTGTGAATTGTATTTATGGCGTTGATTTGTCGTTGACGGTGCAATCAGCAACGGAAATCAGCACAAACCTATCAATTGACAACAAGGGAACAAGTCAACTAATCGGGTTGGGCATGGGTTCATCCATCACGGGCAAGCATTTTGACCGAATATTCACCGATGACATTGTAAACGTTCAAGACAGAATCAGCAAAGCAGAAAGGGACAGGACAAAAACAATATATCAGGAATTGCAGAACATTCGGAACAGGGGCGGCAGGATATTTAACACGGGTACTCCGTGGCATAAAGAAGACTGTTTCACGATAATGCCAGACGCAGAACGTTTTGATTGTTATCATCCAGAGATTCAGAAAATCATATCACGGGAACAGCTTGAAGAAATACGGCAATCAATGTCTCCTTCGTTGTTTGCGGCGAATTATGAGCTTCGGCACATTGCGTCAGAAAATGCATTATTTGAAACAGCACCGATATTTTTCAATAATGCAGAATTTTTGAGGGATGGAATTGCTCATATTGATGCGGCTTACGGTGGTGAAGATTACACAGCGTTCACTTGTGGCAAAAGGGACGGAGATATACTTTACTTATACGGGAAAATGTGGCATACTCATATTGATACGGTGCTTGATCGTATTATCTCGGATTGCGAAAGGTTACAATGTGCTCCTGTATATTGTGAGGACAATGCCGACAAGGGGTTTTTGTTGAAAGAAATTCGTCAACGAAAGGAAGGGTTTCCTGTCAGGTCTTATCATGAGCGGGAAAACAAGTATCAAAAAATCAGCGAATATCTCCGCAAGTGGTGGGGGAATATTCGATGGTTAGAAGGAACAGACCCGGAATATCTCGCTCAGATAATGGATTACACAGAGGACGCCGAGCACGATGATGCTCCCGATTCGGCGGCTTGTATTTGCAGGATTTACAACAGGCGAACATTGCAAAGTTATGTTTCAAGGTTTGGATGATATGACACGAAAGGCGGGTTTGTTATGTTGCTTTTCATTACTGGTTTCTTCGTTGGGGCTGTGTTTATGGTTATGTTGTTGATTGCGGTTGCGGATGAAGATCTTCGGAAAGAAGAAAAAAGGAAGGATAATAAATAATAGGGCGGTGGTTGCAAATGCTTACGTATCAGGATTTTCTTGAAGAATCTGACAAGATTAGTTTCATTGGGAAAGCAATAAATCAGCATATTAGTTCTGAGGATTACAAGATTGCTAAAACGGCTGACAAATATGACAGGCAGAAGAACGAAACCATTTACAATTATGTCAGAATGATTTTTAGCGGCACGGGTTCAGAGGTTGTTGATTTTACAGCGGCAAACAATAAAATTGCTAGTAATTTTTTCAACAGGTTGAACACTCAGCGTTGTGTTTATTCGCTCGGAAATGGTGTATCATTCACGGAACACAAAGAAAAGGTTGTTGTTGATGGCGTTGAAAAGACAATTGACCGGACGAAAGAAATGCTCGGTCAGGATTTTGACACGGCATTAAAAGACGGAGCTTATAAAGCACTAATTCACAAGGTTTCATTTGGATTCTGGAATTTCGATAAATTGTTTATTTTCCCTTATACGGAATTTGTGCCGCTTTGGGACGAGGAAACCGGAGTACTTCGCGCTGGGATCAGGTTCTGGCAGTTGGATGACGATAAACCCATGATTGCCGTATTGTATGAAGAAGATGGATATACAAAGTATAAAGGCGATCGGCATAGCGGAAATCTGAATTTTGCACAGGTGGAAGAGAAGAGAACATACAAACAAAAATATGTGTATTCGGAAGCTGACGGTTTAGAGGTTGTCGGTGGCGAAAATTACGGACGGTTACCGATTGTCCCTTTGTGGGGAAACAGGATTCATCAATCAACGCTAGTCGGGATGCAAAGGGCAATTGATAGTTTCGATTTAATTCGTTCTGGGTTTGCAAACGATTTGACAGATTGTGCTCAGATTTATTGGATTTTGTCGAATTGCTCCGGCATGACAGACCCAGAGCTTGCGCGTTTTCGGGATCGACTCAAAATTCAGCATATCGCGGTAGCGGATACGGAAAATTCAGCGGTTACGCCATACACGCAGGAAATTCCTTTCCAAGCGCGGCAGACATATCTTGACAGCATTCGTGCCGGGATTTATGAGGATTTCGGCGGTTTGGATGTTCACACAATAGCGGCAGGAAGTACAAATGACCACATTGATGCCGCTTATCAACCGTTGGATGAAAACGCTGATGATTTTGAATATCAGATTATCCAGTTTGTTCAGCAGATTCTTGCGTTGATTGGGATTGAAGACACTCCGGTTTTCAAGCGGAACAGAATCAGCAACCAGCGGGAACAGGTTGAAATGGTCAGGCTTGAAGCTGATTATTTGGATGATGAAACAATCCTTCAGAAGTTGCCTAATATTTCGGTTGATGAGATTCCGAATATTTTGCAGAGAAAAGGCGCGGAGAATGTGAGCCGTTTCACGATTGACGAAACGGAAGGAAGAGAAAAAGAACAGGAAAAGCGCGAACAGAAGGAAGAAGAAACACAAAATAACGTTTAAGCGGTCTATTTTAAGTTCTAAGGCGTGTTTGGTGGTTTGGTGGTATAAATTATCATTGAAACGGCGAACACGCCTTAAAACGCATTCTGATTGTGTTTGTGGAGGTTGACGAAATTGGCTGATTATATACGCAAATACACGGATAGACAGGAAGAACTTTTTGCTAAAAAGATTCAGCGGGTGTATGGTCAGGCTTCGGAAGAAGTTAAAGAAAAAATACTCGATTACGGGAAGAAATATATTGTTCGTTCAGCAGAATTGCAAGAGTTGGTGAACAAAGGAAAACTCACCAAAGAATGGTATGAACGTTGGTTGTCCGGGCAAGTTTTCATCGGTGAACGTTGGAAACAGCGGTTGAAAGATGTTACGGGGGTATATGTGAATGCCGACAAAACGGCAAGAAATATCCTCGGAAATATGATGAATGATGTTTTTTCGTTGGCGGCAAATTATACGGCTTATTCGATGGAAAAAGATCTGCGTTTCGGGATTGCGTTTAATTTATATGACACAAAGACCGTTGAAAGGTTGTTGCGCGACAATCCGCAAATGTTACCGGAATGGAAAATTAACGAACCAAAAGATTATGTTTGGAATCGCGACAGGGTGGAAAACGCACTTACACAGGGAATAATTCAAGGCGAATCAATACCGGAAATTGCGGACAGATTGTCAACAGGACTTGCGACAAGCAACGGAAAGAAAATGGTTTTATTTGCACGAACAGCGATGACAGGCGCTCAAAATGCTGGACGAATTGACAGGATGAAACAATCTCAAGAAATGGGCATTGATACACGCAAGAAATGGCTTGCAACGTTAGATGCTCACACGCGAGATGCTCATAGAGCGTTGGACGGTCAGGAACAGGCGGTTGACGATCCGTTTAGTAGTCCGCTCGGACCGATTGATTATCCCGGAGATCCAAGCGCAAATCCTGCGAACACTTATAATTGTCGGTGTTCGTTGTTGTACGTTTATCCAAAGTATCAAAGTTTGAATAATGCGACACGTTACGACAACGAAAACGGAGAATATATTCCAGACATGAATTATGCAGAATGGGAAAAATGGAAAAAAGGAGGGCGGCAATAAATGCCAACGATTTACATCTCAAATCTTGATGGTGCATTGGGTGATATTGATAGAGCAATCGAAAGGGCGTTAGAAATTTGCGGCGGCACAGCCGAAAGTTATGCAAAACAGCGTTGTCCTACAAAAACAAGCAATTTGAAAAACAGTATAACTCACGATGTTCACGGGAACACGGTTACAATCGGGACGGATGTTGAATATGCTCCGTATGTTGAATTTGGACACATTCAACAGCCGGGGCGGTATGTTCCGGCTATCGGGAAAAGATTAAAAGCAAGTCACGTTGCCGCAAAGTCATATCTTCGTCCAGCCGTTGAAGACCATGTTTCTCAGTATACGGCAATTATTCAAGGTGAATTAAATATCTGATTTTAACGTTTTAATGCTCGAATTTGCAATTTTTTTGCAAAAACGGGCATTATTTTTTTGTTTTTGTGCGATTTCAATTCTAACGGGGTTATTTTGCGTTCTAAGGCAAGCATATTTATAAATGGGTATTTGGTCATTCGTTCTTTCAGAAGGGCATTCCACGCGAAATTTGAATTCCGACATGGTTGGATTTTTGGACAAAAAAGACATTATGTGTCTTTCGCGTTCTAAAGGGGTTCTAAGGCGTTTCAGACTTTGCATGGGTAAATATTCATTTAAAATTTTTCCAGCGATTCTGAGCGAAACAGTGGAAAACTCAGGGAAAAAACCGGAACATATTTGACATTGTTTTAAATGGTTGTGTATTTGGACGTTTAAGACAAGCAAATTCCGGGGTGTTACAATGTTACAGTGTTACAGAGAAAAACATAAACATATATAGAGAATTTATTTTATTTTTTTATTTATACGCATATAAAGAAAAATGTTGTGTAACATTGTAACATTGTAACACATACTCTACTCTTATTGATTTATAAGGTTTTCAGAAATTCGGAAGTGTTACAAAGTTGTATGTACAATTGTAACCGTTGTAACGTTTTTATGTTTTTGTTTGTTCGGATATTGACAAATTCGTTTATTTGTGCTACGGTTGCGATACGGACAGAAGAAATTGTCTGTACAGATAAAGCACTGAGCCGAAGAAATGGCTCCGAAGAAATGGAGGGTGCAACGATGGCGGTTACTCGAAAGTTCCTTGAAGGTATGGGATTGACCGAAGCACAGGTCAGCGCGATTATTGACGAACACACAAACACGGTCAACGGTTTGAAGGAAGCGCGGGATAATTACAAGGCTGATGCCGAAAAGCTTACACAGGTGCAAAATGAATTGAACCAGTTGAAAGCGGAAAAGGGCGATGATTGGAAAGACAAGTATAACACGCTCAAGCAGACTTTTGACGATTTCAAGGCCGAAACAGCAAGTAAGGCGAAAACGGAAAAGGTTAAAGCGGCATATGCTCAGCTTTTGAAAGATTCAAACGTTGACGAAAAACGGATTGACGCGATTCTTAAAATCACCGATCTTTCAAAGATGGAGATTGACGAAAGTGGAAAGTTCGCAAATGCGGACACGTTGAAAGAGTCGATTAAATCTGAATGGGGTGCGTTCATTCAGCAAAGCGGAACACAGGGGGCAAGAGTGGAAACGCCACCGGATGGTAATGCAAAGGTAACGATGACAAGGGCTGAAATTTATGCCAAGGACGAACACGGACATTATAAAATGTCTACGGCTGATCGTCAGAAAGCCCTCGCAAGTAACCCGGATTTATTGAGAAATTGAAAGAAAGAGGTGTTTTAAATGCCAGCTACGAATGTTGAAACTCTGACTAATCCTCGTGACAGTCTGCCGAACGTTTATACCAACGTGACGGCTCGCGAGGTGGATTTTGTTACTCGGTTCGGTGACAATTGGGAAGCTCTGCGGAATATCCTCGGAATTATGCGTCCCATTCGGAAGGCTCCCGGCTCTACTCTGGTTTCCTATACTGCTGATGTTGCGTTGGAAAGCGGAAACGTTGGCCCCGGTGAAGTGATTCCTTATAGCAAGGCTACTATTGTGCAGAGTGCGAAGGAAGATCTGACCATTGAAAAGTATGCCAAGGCTGTTCCGATTGAGGATGTGAACACTTACGGCGCTGAAATTGCGGTTGAAAAGTCCGATGACGCTTTCCTGACCAAGCTCCAGAATGTTGTTATGGGGCGGTTTTATACGTTCCTTAACACTGGTTCTTTGATTAGGGGCGCGAATACTTGGCAGGCGGCTCTTGCCAAGGCACAGGGCGAAGTTCTGAACAAGTTCGCCAGTATGCAGAAGGATGTTACCGGGGTTGTCGGTTTTGCTAACATCCTTGATGCATATGATTATCTTGGACAGGCGGCGGTTAGTATTCAGACACAGTTTGGTCTGACTTACATTAAGGATTTCCTCGGTTATCAGACTCTGTTCCTGCTTCCTGCCACGCAGATTGAGCGCGGCATTGTGATTGCTACGCCTGTTGAAAACCTTGATCTGTATTATGTTGACCCCGGTGATTCTGAGTTTGCGCGGCTTGGTCTGCAGTATACGGTACAGGGCGAAACCAACCTGATTGGATTCCATGCTCAGGGCAATTATAGCACGGCGGTCGGGGAAGCCTACGCCCTGATGGGTATGGCGATGTGGGCTGAATTCCTTGACGGTATTGCGGTTGTGTATTTCGGTACTTCCACGGCTGTTACTACCGCCGAGACGATTACTGGATCTGCTGGTGACGCGCTGTTGTTCAAGACCGCACATTCTCGCATTGTGAGTGTGCAGGAATTGCTGGACGGTTCCACGCCTATCACCGCATACACCATCGAGCGTGACGGTGTGCGTCTGGCGGCGGCTCCCACTGGCACAGTCAAGATTAAGTATACTTATATCGCTTAAGGCGTTGGACGAATGGCGGGGGCGGTTTGATTTTTTCAGCCGCCCCCCTAAAGTGGGTGATGCGGGATGTTAACCGAAGTTTGTGATTTTGTCCACAATTATTTCGATCACACAGATTACCGCGGAACGTTTGAAATCAGCAACGGAACAATCGACCTTGATTCGTTAGTTGCAAACGGTCAGCGTTTCCGAATCGTTGGGTCTGCAATGAATGACGGAATTTATACTTATCGTGCAGAAGGAATTTATGACGATGACAACAAAATTCCTGCAACATTGGAAAATGAAACATTCACGGGTTGTATTGTTTCGATGAGTGTTCCGAAAGCGGTTTTGCAGATTGTTTCCGAAATCGTTGATTGGATCGCCGCAAATAAAGCGGTTCTTGACAGCCCATATGTTTCTGAGTCGTTCGGCGGGTATTCATACACAAAAGCAAGCGGAACGGGTTCCAGCGCGGCTTTATCGGGTTCCGGGCGTCCTTTAACATGGCGTGAACAATTCGGAACACGGCTTAATGCTTATCGCAAAATTGCGTAAACATAGACGGAGGAACGGCGGCAATGTCTTTGATTGATGTTATGATGGATGATTGCGTTATGCTTGACCGTAGGACGGTTCCTGACGGCATGGGCGGTTTTGTGCATGAATGGACAGAGGGCGCAAATTTCCGGGCGGCGGTCGTTAAGGATAACACATTGGCGGCGCGAGTTGCTGAAAAACAGGGCGTTTCTGAGGTGTACACGGTAACCGTTGATAAAGGGCTTACGCTTGAGTATCATGATGTTTTCCGGCGTTTAAGTGATGGTTACGTGTTTAGAGTAACAAGCAATATCAAAGACAGTGAAACGCCAACGGTTGCAACGTTTCAGATTGGACAGGTGACCGCCGAAAGGTGGGAACTTGTTTGATAAATACGGCGCAGGCTTTGTATGATTTTCTGTCGGGGTTTGGACTTCCGGCAATGACGGAAGGGACTGTCCCGGACGAAATGGAATTGCCTTATATTACGTACACGCTCATTGAAACCGAGCCGTTAGAAAATACGGCGTTTTATGTTTCGTTATGGTTTCGGAGCATGAGCAATGCCGCAATGTTGGCAAAGGTTGACGAAATAAAGGCGGCAATTGGTACGGGCGTTGTTCTTCCTTGTGATGGCGGTTTTGTGGTGCTTAGACCGTCAAATCCATTTGTTCAACTGATGACGGACGAAGATCCAGAAATCAGATATGCATATTTCATTATGCAAATAAATTGTTATCATGAGTGATTTTCAAAAGGGGTGATTTTATGGCGGCTCCGGGTATGACTTCTCCGATTCGGCCTGAAGCGTTTGAAAACCTTCAGTTGAATGCGGGAATTTTCCTTGTTAATTTCGATCATTCAGCTATTACTGATGTGGCGGCACTCAAAACGGCAATTGCTTCTGCTGTGCAGGATGGGAACAACATTCTCGGCGTGACTCGCGGCGGCGGTTCGTTTACGGTTACTAAAGAAATTCGAACTCCCGAAGTTGACGGGACACGGTATCCTTTCAAAGGTCAGGACTTTATTGATAGTGCTGATGCTTATTTGTCCGGTACGTTGCTTGAAGTAAATCCTGAGAATTTCAAGCGTTTACTCAGCACGGGCGAGGTTAATGCAAGCGGTAGCAAAACAACGGTTCGGATGCATACTGCCGTAAACACTGAAACAGATTATCTTGATAGTCTTGTTTGGGTTGGTGATATTGCAGACGGGCGGCTTGTAATGATTGAGCTTGATAATGCTTTCAATACGCAGGATTTTGCTTTCACGTTTACCGACAAAAATGAGGGTACAATGACTTTCGAGTTCCACGCTCGTCAGGAAGAAGTCAACGATTATGATTATGCTCCGTTTAGAGTAATTTTCTTTGATGCGGCATAATAAACAAAGGTGCAACGACTAAAAATCGGGGCGAGGGATGTTCCCCGCCCCGTTGCTTTTTGATGGAGGTATAAAAGCATGAAAATTTCTGAAATGAACAACGAACAGGCAACAGAAACTTTGATCAGGATTGCAGAACCGATCGGAAATATTTGCGATGATGAAGAAACGGCGTTTTTGATGCGGTTTATTTCGGAAAATGGGAATATTCCGCTTGTACAGACGGTCGGAAAGCTGATTCCTAAAGCAATTCCGTTTTTAATGCAGAAGCACAAACGTGATTTGTATGAAATCATTGGAGCATTGACTTTTCAGACAGTTGAACAGGTTTCAAAAATGAATTTCATTGAAACGGTGAATGTTTGCAAAGAAAGTTATGACGAGGTTCTTGCAAATTTTTTTACCTCGTCCGTAAAACAGAAAAGAAAATCAGGAACAAGATAACTGTTTTGCTTGTCCGGTATGGTTTTCATGGGTTTCATGCGTTGGCTTGTTTGTTGGATGATGAAATAGAGCGTGAACAAAAAGCAGAAATGTTTCGTGATTATGTCGGTCAAGTATTATGGGATATTGACAGCGCACTACGGGCTTTCGGAAAGGTAAAGCAAGACATGATTCAGTATATTGATTATGTGCATCCACGAAAAATCGAAAAAGTAACCGTAGAGGAAGTAAAAAAGCATATTTTAGATAAATTATTGGGGTGATGGCACAATGGCAAAAGCCGGAACACTTGAATATGATATTGTAGCAAATTCAAGCGGTTTAGCTGGTGGATTAAAAAACGCCGAAAGCAAGGTTCAAGGTTTCGGCAACAAATTGTCTTCGTGGGCAATTGCAAAAGGTAGCGTTCTCGGAAACGTTTGGACAAAAGCCGGGGAAATGGTCGTTGATTTTGTCAAGGATTCTGTGCAGGAAAGCATGAATTTTGACAAGGCAATGTCTCAGGTTGCGGCAACGATGGGAAAAAGCACAAGCGAAATCGGAGAGTTGTCTGCTTTTGCTCGAAAGATGGGTGCTGAAACCGCATTCAGTGCAACAGAAGCGGCTGAAGCATTGAATTATATGGCTTTGGCTGGATATGACAGCAATACATCCATGCAGATGTTGCCCACGGTGCTTAATTTGGCGGCGGCGGGTGGTTTGCAGTTAGCAACGGCTTCCGATATGGTGACGGATGCCCAGTCTGCTTTGGGGTTGTCGTTGGAAGAAACCAGTACAATGGTTGACCAGATGGCAAAAGCATCTTCCAAGAGTAATACAAGCGTTGGTCAGTTGGGAGAAGCATTTTTGACCATTGGTGCAACGGCGCGAAATGTTAAAGGCGGCACGGCAGAGCTTGCAACGGTTCTAGGCGTATTGGCTGATAATGGTATCAAAGGATCAGAGGGCGGCACACATCTCCGAAATGCAATTCTTAGTTTACAGACACCTACAAAGGACGGAACAATTGCATTACAAAAGCTCGGAATGAGTTATGCCGATATGTATGATGATGCCGGAAATATGAGGGCATTGCCTGAAATTTTCCAGCAGATGTCTTCCGCAATGGAAGGGATGAACCAACAGCAGAAGGATGCTATCATTTCCGGGTTGTTTAACAAAACAGATTTGGCGGCGGTTAATGCATTACTTGGAACGACTACGGAACGTTGGAACGAACTCGGTGAATCAATCGGAGATTCAGCCGGAGCGGCTGAACAAATGGCTAATACGCAGTTAGACAACCTCGCCGGAGATGTAACCATTTTTAATTCGGCATTGGGTGAAGCAAGACTCGCGTTGATGGAAGGAATTACTCCCGCGCTTCGGTCTGTTGTGCAGTTCGGAACGAAAGCAATGACCGGACTCGCAAAAGGATTTACCAAAGCTTGGGATGTAATGGGAAAAGCATGGGACAAAACGTCCAAGGTAGTTGGTTCTACATGGGAAACGGTTTCTTCATGGGTTGGCAAGGCGTGGAAAGTTACCGTTGAATGGGTTCAAGACAAATGGGAAGTTGTTAAAGGTGCGTTTAATAGTGCGACAGAATGGGTTTCCAAAACGGCTTGGCCTGTTGTTGTGGAATGGGCAAATAATGCATGGGATACTGTAAGCAGTGCATTTGCAGATGCCGGGAAATGGGTTAATAAAACATGGCAAACAACTGTTGAGTGGGTACAAAATGCATGGTCGGCAGTTGGTGCGGCTTTCAATATTGCATCTGATTGGGTTGGTCAAACGTTCCCAACCACGGTGGAATGGGTGCAAAATGCATGGTCTACGGTTTCGTGCGCGTTTGATACGGCTAAAGAATGGGCGGGAAAAGCATTTAAAACAACCATTAACTTTGTTCGCGGAACATGGGAAACGGTTTCTTCTGCATTGGATGAAGTCGGTCAGGGCATTTGGGAAAACACAGTAAATTTCGCCCTCGGTGTTTGGGATCAGGTTCCAGATGCTATCAAACAATCAGCGAAAGAGGTATATAACAATACTGTAAACTTTGCACTTGGTGCGTGGAAAGATGTTCAAAATTTTATTGCGAGTATACCAGAAGCAATTAACGTTGCCGTTAATTTTATTAGCAGATTGATAAATCCGGGTGCGGGTGACAATCCTCCCGGAACGGTTTTAAATCCTCAAGGGGAAGCAGTTTTTAATCCGGGTGAAGGTGGGCAGTCATTAAGTGATTGGTATCTGCAAAATCACCACGCAAAAGGTTTGTGGGATGTTCCTTACGATAATTATCCCGCTGTTTTACATCGCAATGAGAGAGTGCTGACGGCATCGCAAGCGCGAGCAATGGACGAAAACAGCGGTTCTAACGCGATTGTTGCGGCAATCCAAGCGTTGCGGAACGATATGCAGAATCTGCAATTGGTTGTCGGTGAAAAGGCATTTGGAAAGGCTACCGTGCGTTATGGTGGCGAAAGATTAGATAATTATATCGGTGAATCTGGCAACCGTTCATTAACTGGTTACGGGTGGTGATGATATGCAAAGTTGGTTTATTTGGAAGGGCAAAAACAGTCGTGAAATGGGCGTTTGGGTTTCTGCGATTGATGGAGAAACACGGGCGGCAGAACGTGCGACATATATAACCATTCCCGGCAGAAGTGGAACGTTGAAATTGTCGGACGGTGAAAACGTTTTTGATGCGTATACAATGCAAATTGTTGTCACTTCATTAAGACGGAACAATCTCGAATATGTCAATGAATGGTTGTCAGGAAAAAGTGATTTGATTTTAAGCGATAGCTCAAACAGAGCAAGAGAAGCTGAAATTTCGTCCATGGTTGCATGGTCAAACATTAGCAATGATTTATGTCAGGCAACAATTGCTTTCCATTGTCAACCATTAAAAAAGCAATTCCCAGAAGAAAATGCTTTTTCCGGTCAAACATCAACATATACCATTTATAACCCCGGAAACGTTCCGAGCAAACCTCTTGTTACGCTTTCGGTAAATGCAGGAACGGCAAGTTTGCGAATTGCTAATAAACAGATGGATTTTTCTGCTGATGCGTTTTCAACCACAAAGAGTTACGTTTCCGGTGATTGTGTGAATTATGGCACGATGTACAGATTCACGCAACAAAAAGCGGCGGGTGATTGGGATTCGAGCAAAGTTGTTTTGATTCCTAATTTGGTTGTTGATTGTGAAGCTAAAACAGTTTACACATTGATTAACAATGTGCAGAACATTTTCCAAGGAAATATTGTTGGTGATTTTTTTGAAATTCCTGTTGGTTCAAGTTCGGTTTATGCAAATGCAAACAATAATCCTATAATTGTCCCTCGGTGGAGGTGGAAATGATGAGCGTTTGTCTGTTTGAGCAAACCGCCGATTATGATGCGTATGCCAATTCAACGGATTTAAACAAAGGAATGTGTGAATTATCGCCTTTGTCGTGTGTTGTAAAAGAGGAAGCCGGAGGGGAATATAGTTTATCTATGGTTCATCCATACGACAACAGCGGAAAATGGCGGTTGTTGCAAAAAGAACGTTTAATAAAAGCTCCGGTTCCAGTTAGGCATTTACCGGAAGTTATTTATAATAATGTTGAACCGTTAAGCGCGACTCAGATAACAAATTTTTATAGTAAAGTCGAATCAACTGCATTGCGTGAGGATCTGGATTATTGGATTAAATACCGTTTAGATGATTTGGATTGGAAGAAAAACAAAGCATATTATGCCGGGGATTATGTCGTTTTTAATGTTAGAGATGTTGAACATAGCACAATTACACCGACAATTTTTCAAGCGGCAGAGGACAACAGAAAAATTGAACCAAAGAGTTCAGACGATGAGGATATCTGGACGGAAATTGAACCGTTGTACGGTCGGCACGTTCCTGCTGATGATGGCGTGGTGTTGGCATCAATCCCACAGGGCGAAATTGTTATGAAAATTGCTGATTTTTTGGATGATTATATTTATGTTCAAAGGTCAAACGGACAACGTGGTTTTGTTCATTCTGCACATTTTACGGAAGCTCACAGCGGTAGCGGGTTTGATGTTAGTTTCGGTTCAAAGCGCATTTCAAGTCAGTTTTTCCGCATTTATGAATTAATTTATGATGATGATGAAAAAACGGTTACAGTAAATGCTCGCCATGTGAGTTATGACGGCAGAAAAAACGCGCTTTTCCCGTGTGTTATTAAAGATGAAACAGTTAATAATGCAATTGCTAGAATTATTGGGAAACGTGTTGACATATCAATTCCTTTAACAATTGTTACCGATTTGACAGATGACGATATAACCGCAGATTGGAGTTTTGCAAATCCGATTAGAGCGATCTTAGATCCAGACGAAGGTCTTGTAGGGCAAACAAAATCAAAGGTTATTCGGGACAACGGAACAATTTATTTATTGAAAAACAGAGATAATGCTCACGGTTTTGTTATTCAATACGGAGGGAATTTGCTCGGCGTAAATTACACAACGGGAAATGATGAAGTAATAACAAGAATTATGCCAGTTGCAAATGATGGTTTTGATAGTTGGTTGTTCTTGAATGATTTTTTTGAAGATTCGGAATATATAAGCAATTATCCTCACCCTAAAATTGAAGTGCTTGAAAGTCAATTCCATGTTGGTATGGAATATGTAAAGGCAAACGGCACAAAGATAACTTTGACAGAAGCACAAGTCAAGGAAAAGATGCGGAAAGAAGCGAAAAAAAGATTTTCGCGTGATATGGTCGATTTTGAAAATATGTATCTTGATGTTGATTTTTTGATGCTTGGGGACACGGAAGAATATAAGCAATACAAAGGATTGCAAACGTTGGGGTTGTATGATACAGTTATAGTCAAGACGGGGGCGTCCGGGCTTACGTTTTCAAACACGGTTCAAGTTTCCGGCTATGAATATGATTCAATACATGAGAGATATAACAAGATATCACTCAGCCGGAAAATCAGCAGGAAAAAGAAGGACGGAACCGTTGGAGGGCATATTCTGGTTGACCAAGGTGTTAGTTACGGGAAACTTTCACAATCTCTCAAAAGACGGTTAAAGAGGGGGTAAACAAATGGCACACGTTGCAAATTCGGCAATCAAAGAAGATGTTATTGATTTTGAGTTGACGAAAAACAAATTGATCCGCAATTCTGGCCTTCGGTTGATTGGTCAGGGTGATAATCTCGGCGATGTTTTCGGCGTTCGCATTTTTCAAGATGGGGTTGCTTTTGATCTTGCCGGGTATTCCGTGCAAGGGTATTTCATTCGGCAGAACGGAACAACGGTACTCATAAACGGTTCAGCGGTTAATGGAAATGTTGCAATCGTAACGTTACCACAAGCGTGTTATGTTTATGATGGGCCTTTTAGTCTTGCAATCAAGATTGTCGGAACAATCACTGAAACGTTGCGTGTTATTGATGGAGTCGTAACAAAGACAACAACCGAAACAATGATTGATCCGGGGTCTGTTGTTCCTGACATTAGTCAATTGTTGGCAAAAATTCAGCAGATGGAACAGGCAACAGCGGCGGCAAACACGGCGGCAACCAATGCGAATAACGTTGCAACAAACATTATTGCTCCGGCGTATAGCACAAGCTCAACTTATAAAGTTGGGAATTATTGCATTTATAACGGATATCTTTACAGATGCACAACAGCGATTACAACAGCCGAAGAATGGACGGCGGCACATTGGGTGAGTGTTAAGCTCGGTGATGATGTTGCAGATTTAAAGAGAGCGTTAAACGATACTAATAGAGCGGGGAAAATTCCGTTTGATGTTCATGAAAATACCGTATTGACAACGAATGGTGAAGAAATCTATAATGCGGTTATTCGCGTAGTTTATTTTGATATTACAAATACAGGCGTTTACTTCATCCACAACTGCAACCGAAAAGGGTTAGCGGCAACAAGTTACGCCGGATATGATAGTAATGGTGATTATGTTTCTGACGGCATAACTATTGGGCAAAGAGATTTTTCACATTCATTCGCTATTATTCCCGCAAGCGGTGTGAAAAAAGTGGGCATTTCGATGTGGAATGTAGGGTATTCGCACCAGGGATTTGTTGTAAATGAAGAACCATATATAACGCAAGTAACAGCATTTGATTTCAACGCAAACATTGCACAGTGTAGCGAATATCCATTTGTGAGTAATATATTCAATCAGTTATTCTCGCTCCGTGGCGTGGAATGGACGGGCAGTTCGTTCATCACATCGAATGACGAAATAGCTAACTACGGATTCATTCCAGTAAATTCCGGTGACACATTGCAAATAACATTTACCGGCACGGAAAACAATTATGGTGCATTCGCGTCATTCATCTATTATTTTGCTTCTGACTTTTCGTTTATTAGTAGCGCAAAATATGAGACGGGTGTTTTTACTGTTCCCGCAAATGCAAAATATGTCTCTATTATGTATTTCTGGGTTGACAATGATAAATGTGTAATTAAGCATATAAAAGCAATCGCGCCCGATATTAAGATTGACGAACGGTCACTTCCCGCGATTTCAAGCACAGACTACAATGCATATCCGTTATATGTCAATATAGCAAATGATGTTTTGGAAGTTACGTATAAGTACGGTAATGGATACGATATGACGGTACAAATGCAGAAGCAGGGTGGACTTGACGAAAATGATAATCCTGTCGGCGGGAATCAGCTGTTTGATTTTTGTAGATGGTTTAAGACAGCCAACAGTTCTCGCGTTATAACTAATAGTCCCGACAAGACGTCGTTTTACAACATCAACGGAACAGATTATTTCGGGCCGTATCGTGTTCGCGCTGTGAATAACGCTGACGGAGATAAAGCGGCAAACGATGATTTCACAGGTGGAAATCATCAGTATAATAACAGCGGTGCGGGAAGTACGGCAACAGCGAGAACTGCAAGCATTGTTTTCTCCGTTGATGGAAAAGTCGTTACTAATTTCGCGGGATATGCTAAAACAGTTCAGGTTGACTGGATCAACTATGTACAGGGCAACAACACAAAAAAAGCGGACGGAACGGGAAGAGAAATTCTTACAGAACATTATACCGTATATTTTGACGGGGATAAATTCAAAGTAAAAAATGTAATTGAAGCACTTGAAGAAATTTATATTTACACTTATTACGGCATGCAATCGAAGCAGATGTATGCAGGAAGTTCAGGGGCATATGCTATTGACCCGCTTTATTACCTGGGCTCAAAAGCCAATAGAGAAAGACAGCCGCGAAATACTGTAACAAGCGCAGAAGATAAATATTGCAGAGAAATGCTTTATGTTGGTCGTAATGATGTGCTTGATATGTTTATGGATGATGTAGGACTTGGAGATTTCGCACTGGCAACGGAAGATCCTGTTTCCGCTTTTTCATCCACAGGAAAATTATATTTCAATCTTATCAACGCGACAAATGCAAGCGGAGGTTTAACGCTTAACACAAAAGATGTTATTTACTATACTGGATGGTATCAGTTCAGACCGAAGCTTGTATAACATCAAAGCGCGTGATGTAAATAACACTTTAAATGCGGTGGCGGAATAGATGTGGCGAGAAGCCCAGATGCGTACAGACAGAAACAGGCGGCGCAATTAAGCCTGTGGAGTCCGGTTACATCAGTAGACGCTTATGGCAAGGCTGTGTGCTATGACATTCCCATTGCGGGGAATGTAAAGCATGGCTCTGAGGATGAACAGCTATGTGAGGTGCAAATCCTCACCCGCATTTCCAAGAAAAGGTCTGAATTGCTACGCAAGTTGGAAAAAATAGGATGAAATTTCCAAGAAAGGGCAAACGGAAAGTTTGGAGGTTTTAAAAATGGTTACGGGGGAAATGTTCGCAAGCGTTGCAAAAAGCATATTGCCTTTGAATTGGGGGTATATATACGGTCAATCAGGGGCAATGTGGACGGCGGCAAAACAAGCAGAATTGGAACGGACAACGGCGGCAAAGTATGAAAGCGGCAGAAAATACGGGAAAAAGTGGATTGGTCACAATGTGACGGATTGTTCCGGGTTGGTCGTTTTCATTTGTAAAAAGTTTGGTTTTAGTGTTCCTCACGGTAGCAATGCAATTTGGCGTGATTCGTTGTCTTCAAAAGGTGCAATCAAGAGAAATGTACCGTTGGGGGCGTTGGTTTTCAAATTGCGTGGAAATAGTGATTTTTATCATGTTGGTGTTTATGTTGGCGGCGGTCGAGTCGTTGAAGCACAGGGAACTATTGCCGGGGTTGTCGAAAGCAGTTTGTCCGGTTGGTCGCATTATGGGTTGCTGAAAAAAGTTGAATATTCGAGTGATGAGAAGGTGAAACCGTTGGAAGAAGGTCTGGCTGTTGTAGATGTTCCGAATGATGGAACTGTAAACATCAGGGAAAAAGCGTCAACAGGTGCAAAGAAACTCGGAACATTGAAAGAGGGCGAAAGGTGCGAGGTTGTAAACGTTTCCGGTGAGTGGGCAAAGGTAACATATACAAAAACAGGTTATATCATGACGAAATATCTTAAAAACGTTGACAAGTAAAATCCAACGTGCTACAATTCGATCAGGTTAAATGGAAGGGTGATGCTGATGCCGGAATGGATTGTGAAATATTGGGTTGAATGGTTGTTTGGAATTGTGGCGGCTGGAATTGTGTTGTATTGTCGGAAGATTGCCGCACAGGTTAAGCACGAAAGAGAAGAACAAAAGGCTTTGCGTGATGGTATGCGTTCATTGCTTCGGCGGCAGATTATAGCAGATTGCGAAAGCGCGATTTCTGACGGGTTTTGCCCGACAGCTAGAAAAGATACAATTGAGGATATGTACCAAAGTTATCATGCTCTCGGCGGGAATGGGGTTGTTACTGGTTTGAAAGACCAGACAATGAATCTATCAACTGTTAAGGTGGAAATGGATCATGATTGATTGGAAACGGAAACTGACGAGCCGGAAATTCTGGGCCACTCTTGCTGATTTTGTAGGCATGCTGATTGTTGCTCTTGGCGCATCTGAAAACACCGCGGTACAGGTAACTGCCCTGATCTTGGCTGGCGGTGGAGTTATTGCCTATGTTATCGGGGAAGGTTTGATTGATGCGGCGGGAGCGGCGAACAATGCTTCCGTGATTGGGTTTGCGAATTGGAAACCTGAAGATTTTATGAAAAAAGAAGATGAAACCGAGGATGTGGAAACAGTACAATCCTAATCCTGCGGGGCGTAGTGTTGGCGATTGTTCTATAAGGGCAATCGCCAAAGCTCTTAATGTGGATTGGAAACGGGCTTTTGCGTTGATTGTCGGAAATGCGTATCAAATGGCAGATATGCCTTCTTCAAATAGCGTTTGGGGAAGTGTGCTTTTTCAAAATGGTTTCACACGTTCGGCAATTGACAACAAATGCCCGGATTGTTACACGGCGGCAGATTTTGCGAGGGATCATCCAAAAGGGGTTTATGTGTTAGGTTTCGGGAATCATGTTGCCACGGTTGTTGATGGTGATATTTACGATTCTTGGGATAGTTCGCAAGAGATACCTCAATATTATTGGCATAAAGGGGAGGATTGACAATGCCATATAACAGTTATTTCCCAGTCGGTTATCAGCCAATGCAGTATTATCCTCAACAGTACGCACCACAGCCGCAACAGGTGCAGAACGTGCCGCAGATGCAACAGCCGCAACTTCAGAACGGACAGCAACAGCCGCAACAGGTAAATCCGACAATGACAAGCGGCATTATCTGGGTGCAAGGTGAAGCGGGTGCAAAATCTTATCTTGTCGCTCCAAATACTACGGTTCAGCTTTGGGATTCAGAACGGCAGACGATTTATCTCAAGTCGGCAGACGCAAGCGGAATGCCGTCCATTAAGACGCTTGATTATACGATTCGAGAGATGCCGCAAAATAACGTTTCTTTAACGCCTAATTTCGACTCTAAGGCATTTGCAACAAGGGAAGAGGTAAATGCATTAGCGGAACAGATAAACGCCTTAAAAAGCGATTTAGACGGGTTTTCCAAGAAATCGGCAGGAAGGCCCAAAAAGGAAGTGACCGAGAATGAGTAACCCGCTTTTTCAGATGTTCGGGCAGATGATGCCTAACAATTTCGGACAGATGGGAAATATCATTCAGCAGTTCAACCAGTTTCGGCAAAATTTCAGAGGGGATCCTCGACAACAGATTCAGCAGTTGCTTAATTCTGGAAGGGTTTCACAGGAACAATATAACCGTGCCGTTCAGTTGGCTAATCAGTTACAAAAGATGATTAAATGATTTAAAATCAATAATCGGAGGGGCATCATATCATGAAAAAAGAAAAAACGTTTCGCGGTTTGAATTGGGATGAAATGGGCGCGGTGCTTAATACGTTGTGCGGTATTGACAACGACATTCTTTTTTCAGATGAAGAGCAAAAGGCTATTGATGTTGCCGTGCAATGCGTTGCTCAGATTATGAACCGCATGAAAGACGATAGACCAATTATTTGGGATTGATTGCGTTTCGTTGAGTGTACATAGACGGAACGTGATTGATATATATTATTTTTGAAAGGTGGTTTTAGTATGGCTTTGACTGATGAAAATGGTGGCGGCATTCCTGCAACTATGCTCGTTGGCCCTACTGGTTATGGTGGCGGTATGCCTTATCCCGTATATCAGGGCGGCGGAAATGGCGGCGGTTGGGATCAGGGGAATGGTTGGTGGATTATTCTTCTGTTTATCCTTCTCGCTTCCGGCAATTGGGGAAATCAGCAGAATGGCGGCGGTTTCGGTTACGGTCAGCCCGTTTTTGTGAATGACGGAAACGGTGGAAACGTTCAGCGTGGTTTTGATCAGGCGGCTGTGATGGGCGGCATCAACGGAATCCAGAACGGTATCAATAGTCTTCAGAATCAGCTTTGCAATTGTTGCGGAGATGTTCAGATGGCACTCGCCAACGGATTTGCCGGAGTTGAACAGGGCGCGAACGCTCGCCAGATGGCTAATATGAATCAGGCTTTCGCGGCTCAGACGGCTATGGCTCAGGGATTCAATCAGCTTGGTTCTCAGTTCGCTGATTGTTGTTGCGAAAATAGGCTCGCAAGCGCGGATCTGAAATATACGATTGCAACAGAAAATTGTGCTGATCGTGCGGCAATTAGTGATGGCATCAGGGACATTATCGCCGCGAACAATGCTGGCATCCAGTCCATTAAGGATCAGCTTTGCCAGTACCGGAACGATCAGAAGGACGATACGATTGCCCAGCTTCGGCAGGAGCTTATCTTCGCTCGTGGACAGGCTTCTCAGGATGTGCAGACTGCCGCCATTCGGGCTGGTCAGGCCACTACTGCAAATCAGTTGATTCAGGAAATGCGTAGTTGTCCTGTTCCGTCCATGCCCGTGTATGGCATGACTCCGATCTTTAATTGCCCTCAGAATAACGGTTGCGGTTGCGGGTGCGGGTGCAACGGTTAAAAGGTGGTGGATTAGCACATGGCTTGCGAATTTTTGTATAATGAAGTGCAGTCCGTTTCCTTGAACGGTCCTGTGCTTTTCCGTACGTCTATTCCTTGCAATCGTGGGAATGTGTATCATGAGAACGAAACAGGGAATTTTATTCTGCGGGGTGCTAATAATCGTGCTGGGTGCGGGTGCAATCAGTATGCTCATTATCAGGTGACTTTTAACGGCAATATTGCTATTCCTGAGGGTGGAGCGGTTACGCCGATTGCGGTTGCGTTGACGGTGAACGGGGAGCCTCGTTTGACAAGTCGGGCGATTTTCACTCCTGCCGCTGTTGGCGATTTCGGGAATGTGACAAGCACGGCAATTATCAAAGTTCCTAGTTGTTGTTGCTTCTCGCTTGGCGTTGATGCAGTCCCGGCAACAACCGACCCGACAGTTACACCCGCCCCGCTGATCGAAGTGCAGAATGCAAATCTTACAATTGCTCGCATTGCGTAAAAAGGGGGTGAATAAAAATGCATGAAGAAAAACTTTATGAGTTGAAAGAAAAGCTCATGAAAGAGCTTGGAGAATATGCAGAAAACGGAAAGTTCTCCAAGGAAGATGCCGAATCCATCAAATATATTGCAAGTGCGATTGACCATATTTGCAATATTTGTGAACGGATGGAAGAAGAAGAATATTCCCAGACGGGCGGCGGCGGTTATGGTCGGTATTCCTATCAGGAAGGCGGCAACATGGGCGGCGGTCAGGGCGGCGGCATTTATGCAAGAGGTGGCAACCGTGGTGGCGGTTATTCTCGCAATTATGGCGGCGGTTCCTCTTACGCTCGCGGTCGTGGGCGAAACGCACGGCGTGACAGCATGGGAAGGTATTCTGGCAATGCAGAACCGGAGGATCTGGTGGAACAGATCGAGGGACTCATGCAGGATGCTCCGAACGAACAGATTAAACAGCAGATGCGACAGCTTGTCCAGCAGTTGGAACAGATGTAATTAAAGGGGTGCGGGTATCATGATAACAAAACAGGATTTGCTCGAAGCAATAGCCGAATGTCAGGGTATCCGCTCCCCGAATGCAAACACGGCTGTTAAATTGGCGGCGTTTTATACAATCCTCGATCATTTGGACGATGAAAAGCAGACAGCAGAAAACGCATCTGACCGTAATTCGTTCTCCGGGTATTCGTTCGCCGATTCTGCCTTGGTGCAGTTTGACGGAGATTCGGAATTTGCCCAGATCATCAACGGACAAAAACAAATGGATGTTTTTCCCGTGTTGGATGAACTCATGGAAACAATCCGAGTTATGAATTTGAGGTTATATAATGGTGTAATGCGAAAATTGGGAAAATGATAAAAAAATAACACAGTGCGCTGATCGGTCAAAAGGTCAGCGCATTTTTTATTGTCCCAATGGCGTTTTCTGGGTGAAAAAACAGGGTTCAATTCTAAGGCATCTATCCGGCGTTTTCCGGCGTTTTAATTCACGGATGGGTATTTGGTCGTTTTTATTTTTGCTCGAGATTCTGTGGAAAACTCAGGTAAAAAAATTGGACAGATTTTACATTATTGTTTCCCGGCGTTCCAAGGGCGTTTTCCGGCGTTTATTGTTAAATATGAGTATTTGGTCATTAAAATTTCTGGACGCGATTCTACGCGAAATTCGCATCTGGGCATGGTAAGAAATTAGGACAGATTTTACATTGTTTTAAATGGTAGAATTTTTTATCAAAATTCACATTAAAAAATTAAAGAAAAAGTGTTGACATATTGTGCAATGTGTGGTACTATCAAAGTGTACCAGATATGGTGCAGAACATTGAAAAGTAAATAATGGAGGGAAAGGCAATGGACAAAAAGAACTGGCTTGTAAAGTACGCTCACAAGGACGGAAGAAAAGGAACAGTCAAAGCAACAACAGAAATCCAAGATTCTGCGGCGTTTCATTATGGAAACGGAAAAAGCGGATTGCTTACTGTTGAAGGGTTTGAACAGGGTTATGATCTCCGATATTGTTTGGACAAAGATCTTCATATGATTATGTTGAAAGAATATTTTGGGGATGGTTTAAAAGAGGTTACTGAGATTTAAACAACCACAAACCGAGCCGGGGCGGCAATTCCCCGGCAATCAATAACGATTGAACGAAAGGAAGGAACGAACAATGTCTATTAAGGAAATTATGAAAATCGGTTACAACGGACACACGGAAGCCGAACAGGTGGAAGAAATGGAACGGCGTTTGATGGTTGCGGAAAAAATAAACAAACTTTACGAAAAGATTTCAAATTGTGAGGACGAAAAGAAAAAGAAGCGGTTAAAGAAACAGTTCGCAACAATCAAAGCAGAAGAAAGTTATTGGCTCAAAAAAGTCGCTTGGTTTATGTATTGAGAGGAGAATAAAAATGTCTGCTTTTATTAAAACATTCAAAGAAGGGTCTTACGAACATGAGCAACTTCGGATTGCGGCAGAAATGTTGACAAACAAAAGCCCGGAAAACCACGTGTATTATGTCGGAGATACGTATTTTGATTTTGGTCAAGGTTGGGTATGGACAACCATTCTTTGTGCGAGTGATGGCGGTTTCGGAGATTACCAAGCAATCACACCCGAACAACAAGAAGAAATTATTCTTTCGCACGATTTGGACAAAACAACAGATAGTTTGATTTATTGGAATAATGTTAAATAATGCGGCAAGTGTTACAATGTTACAGTGTTACACGAAAAAACATGATTCCTATATAGGAAAAATAAAAATATTTTTTATGATTCACATATAAGGGAAAAAGTAATGTAACATTGTAACATTGTAACAGTATCTCACAATCATATATATTTCAACGTGTTCCGGGTTTTGCGAAAGTTACTGTTTGTTTAAAATTGGTGTAACGTTGTAACATGATGAAAGGGGGATTGTTGAAAGATGATAGACCCGAACAATCGTGAAGTGTTAGCGCGGGTTTATAGGTTGGTCGAACAATACGAAACACCGCCGAAAATCGTTTATGTGGATGATGCGGAAGTGTATTTTACCAAGGCGTTAAATAGATGCAAAGAAATTATAGATGATTTTGCCGGAAATGATTTTGCATGGTGTTTGGTTATGGGGGTGTATGAAGCAATTGAAAAGCGTTTCAAGGCGGCAAATGAATTACCGTTGAAAGATCTGGAAAAAGAGCCAGAACAACAATCGTTTATTTGATGGAGGTTGAAAAATGACGGTGTACAGATATGCAACCCTATTCCGAGAACCGGGTCCGGGTGCTGTGCCTAAAGATGGTTTGCTTTTTTGCGGATATACAAGAGATAAAACGCCATCGGGGCGTTTATCTTGGGGATTTGCAGATTATGACAGAAAATTGACCGAAGAAGAAGTCAAACAGTATGAACTCGAATATGTATTAAATACAAATGTTGCGGAGGGTGTTTAAATGTTTCAAACGGTTTATGATGTGTTTGGTTTTTTATATGTCATGTTGATGGTTGGCGCGATGGTTGCTATAATTATAAATGTTGTTATCACGTTGAAAGATCGAAAGAAAGCGGAGGTTTGGGAAATGCCAAAATTAAATGTGCAGTTGGATGAATACGCAATTGAACCGACAAGAGCGCACAAAACCGATGCCGGGTTAGATTTGAAAAGTCCTCAGGATTTTACGATTTATCCGGGTGGATCGGCAACAATCCGAACCGGGGTACACATTCAGTTACCGCCCGGAACGTGCGGTTTGTTGGTTGCAAAAAGCGGTTTAAACGTGAAGAAGGACATAACTTCAACCGGGTTGATTGATGAAGGATACACGGGGGAAATTGTCGTGAAGTTGCAGAACAACAGCGGTACTTCATGGACTTTCAACCGTGGGGACAAAATTAGCCAATTGGTTGTGTTGCCTGTTTTGTATTGTGAAACGAATATTGTTGAAAGTTTGGAAGTTGTTTCCGAGCGTGGAAACAATGGTTTCGGAAGTTCTGGGAGGTGATGAAATGAAATGCCCAAAGTGTGGTGCGGATAGACAAAGCATTGTTTTACAGACGGAACAGAGGAACGGACAAACAAAGCGGCGGCGCGAGTGTTCCTGCGGTTATAGATTCCGAACATTGGAAGTTGCATTGCCACCGAGAATAAAAAATTTCAGAATTGACATAGTGCAGGAAAAAGACTAAAATAATTTACGGGATCGGTTTACCCGGTTTTGTTTGGCGGTGGCAAGACCGGGAAGGGATTTCCTCCCCGTTGGTGGGGACGGGTTCGGGATTTTGGTTGCCTTGAGTTGTCATGTGGTTGTTCCTCTCCTTCCTTGGGACTGTGGCATTTTCGGATGCCACAGTTTTTTTATAAAAAATAAAAAAGTTTCAAAAAAAGTGTTGACATATTAAAAAATATATGGTACTATATACCCGTGGTTGAGATACCACGAACGAATGAACGAAAAGAACGGAGGAACGAAAAAAAATGGCAATGACGAACGTTGAGATTATCGAACGGGCAAAAATGGAGCTTTTCAAACAGGGGGTTCTTAAGGGAACAGGCAGAATGCTTGAAGCGATGGACGGAGAAGGAAATCCGGTGATGGTTCCCGAAATTGAACAGATTCACACTTTCAACGGATGGAAGGAACTCGGTTACAAGGTGAAGAAGGGCGAACACGCAAAAATCCGGTTCTCCATTTGGAAGTTTTCTTCAAAGGAAATCGAAAAAGAGGACGGAACGAAAGCTAATAAAACTGCAATGTTTTTGAAAGAAGCTTGTTGGTTCACCAGCAACCAAGTTGAATTGATGAAGGGAGCCAATGCATGATGTACAGAGGGAAACACGCAAAGCCGCTGATAACAAAGCGGCGGCTTTGCGAATACATTGCTATGTTGGGGTTATGGTTCGCAATGTTAACTGCGTTGTTTGCGGTTTGGGTAAATGCTCCATTGTGGTGATGGTTGAACGTTAAACGTTGAACGGATAAACGAACAAGAACGGAGGGTTGCAATGCATGGTTATTGGTCTGGATTCAGTTAGAAAATGCATGGAGGTGCAGGAAGTGTCTAATTACGTTAATTGGTACAATGCACAAAATTATGACCGTGTGATTGTATTATTGCCAAAGGGTAGCAGAGAAAAGATTAAAGCGGCGGCAAAGGAAAAAGGTTTATCTGCGAACGAATTTATAAAGGGTTTTTTACCGAAAGAATTGATTGCCGAACGGCAATTTGTAAGAAAGAACGGAGGAACAGAAGAATGATTATTATTCCCGGTGTTGATACTTTCATTGAAGAAAAGACTCCGCGCTATGGTTTGTGGATGTTTAGGGACAAGGCTGGGCTCTTCCCCGTTTGTTCCCATTGCGGTGAAGTGACTTGCGGAAGTCCCACGGATTATTGCGCCGAATGTGGTGCAACGATGTTGAACCAGATTGAAGCGAAACGCCATCTTGACCGTCAACTCGCTAACATTAAAGCAATGGAGGAACAGAAGAATGAAAGAAATGATTGATAACGTTGAAGTTGAAGAGGAAGAAAGCGGATATTCTCAAGGTTGGTCTATTGGTGATGACCAAGCGGCAGAATGGGCAATCAAACAGATTAAGAATGCCGAAGCAGAATTTGACAAGTGGGCACGTTATTATAACGGCATGATTGAAAGCATAAAGAAACGCACGGAACGAAAGATTGATTTCATGAGCGAAAAGCTCCGGGAATATTTCGGAACGGTTCCGCATCGTGAAACTGCCACGCAAGAAAAATATTCATTGCCGTCCGGTGACCTTATCATGAAGAAACCGAAGCGTGTATGGAATCATGATGATGTTATGTTGTTAAAGTGGGCAAAGGAAAACGGTTTTGATGATTGCATCAAAGTGACGGAAAAAGTTAGTTGGGCAGATGTGAAAAAGCGTCTTGCAGAAAAGGATGATGGGACGATTTACGACACGGAAACTGGTTTGATTTGTGATTATGTTGTTGCTGAAACAACCGATCCAATGTTTGAGGTTAAACGATGATTCGCAATTTGTCAGACATTGATATTTCTAATTTGGTTGAGGGCATTCTGAAAAGGGCGTATGAAGATTATTACATAACTTGCGTTGTTCCTCGAAAGTTGCCAAGGCGTCCCAAAGTTTGGGATGTTTGCAGAGGAAAACGCTATCGCCGTTATATGGATGACCACGAAAGACATTTGTATTTGTTGGATTTTGAGTACAAGCGGAAGAAACGTCGTGCAGAAGTCCTCGCTTTTTTCCGGTCTGAGTGGTATGCAACATTAGCGCAAAGGGAAAAGGCAAACAATGCAGATACTCGGCGAATATTGGCGGCAATTAGGGAACGGAGATTGAAACGGTTACCATTGTTTTCTGACGGAACGTTTGATGATATGGATTATTGAAAGGGGAATAATTGAATGGCTATTCCGGTTTTGATTCTCGGTGAAAGTGGAACGGGTAAAAGCGCAAGTTTGCGAAATTTCAAAAAGGGAGAAATTGCGGTTGTAAATGTGGCAGGAAAACCGCTTCCGTTCAAGTCCGAACTTGGCGCGATTGTTACAGACGATTACGCAAAAATTACTGATGCATTGATGAGAATGAAATCGCCTTCGGCGGTTGTGGATGACGCTCAATATTTGCTTGCAAATGAGTTTATGCGGCGGTCTGGTGAATTGGGTTATCAGAAGTTTACCGACATGGCTAAGAATTATTGGACATTGATTGCTAAGACGGTTGCGAAAGATATGCCGTCAAACAAGATTGTATATTTTCTCAGCCATATTGAAAGGGATCAAAACGGAAATGAGAAGGTTAAAACAATTGGGAAATTGCTTGACGAAAAAATCACGGTTGAAGGGCTTTTCACCATTGTTTTGAAAACTCATGTGGAAGATGGCAAATATACATTTTTCACTCAGAACAGCGGATCTGATACCGTGAAATCGCCAATTGGAATGTTTGCAGATTTGCAGATTGACAATGATTTAAAAATGGTGGATGATATTATCCGGGATTATTACGGGATAAAGAACGAAACCAACAACGAAAACAAAGAAGAAAGCAAAGAAAAGAAAGGCGAAAACAAATGATTAACTACAACGGACAGTTTGAAAGTAAAAAGGATGTTACGGTTAATAATCTTCCTGCCGGGGCGTATGTCGGAAAAATTCTCGGTGCGAAAGTTGAAACTCAGAATATCGGCGGTCGTGACATTGAACGGCTTATTATTCAGTTGGATGTTACCGAGGGAGAATACAAAGACCATTATGTGAAAACGTATGAAGCGGCTAAAGGCGGTCAGTATCCGGCAAAATTCAAGGGCGTTTTGCGTTTGAATATTCCAAAGGCGGGTGACCAATATGAAGGAATGAACAAACGTATTTTACAAGGCGCGGCTTGGGCGTTGGAAGAGTCGAACAAGGGTTACCATTGGGATTGGGACGAAAGCAAATTGAAGGGGCTTTCCGTTGGTTTCTCGGTGCGTGAAGCGGATTATTTGATTGAGGATGCTGACGGCATCAGAACAGGCACAACAACGGAGATTGTCCGGCTTGAAAGTGTGCAGGATGTAAAGAACGGAGAAGCAAAACCTGTAAAAAAACGCGAATTGAAAGAAGAACAGAAACGGAAACTTGAAGAGTACAACAGGCAGATTAACCAGCCGAAATCACTATTTACTGCAGTTGATGAGGAATTGCCGTTTTGATTGATTGGCGGCGGCGATGCAAAAACAGGCATTGCCGCCGCTTTAGGGTATTCGGGGGGACTTTATGGTAATATTAGAGGATACACGGCAACAGGACGGAAAGCACAAAAACATCGAAAGTTATTTTTCAAAAGTTGGTATTTCAGTTGAAAGATGTTGTTTGTATGTCGGAGATTATGCAATAGCTAATGACCAATCCAGAGCAGTTGATACTAAACAGGATGTTTTGGAGATTGCAAAAGATATCATGTCTTCCGATCATGAGCGTTTCAAACGCGAGTGCCAAAGGGCGAAAGATGCGGGAATTAAATTATTGGTATTGATTGAGGAAACATTACCGGACGGAGGGCTTACAAATTGGCAATCGCCGCACGATTCAAGGGGACGGGCATTGACAACGGTAAAAGGGGAATCTTTAAGAAGGGCAATGCTCACAATGACCGTTAAATATGGTGTTCGGTTTCGGTTTTGTGACGCAAGGCAAACAGGGCGGCTTATTGCCGAGTATTTAGCGGAAGGGGTTTTACCGTCATGATGGACACGGCAACGGCGATAAAAGAAGCGGTTACGTGCCAACAATTTGCTGATTATATTGGATTGAAAGTCAATCGGTCTGGTTTTGCGGTTTGTCCGTTTCATGGTGATAAAGACGCGAGTTTAAAAATATATAAAGGCGGTCGGGGTTGGTGTTGTTTCGGATGCCATAAAGGCGGCGATGTGATAAATTTTGCAAGTTTATATTATGGTTTAGGATTCAAAGACACGTTGAAACGGTTAAATGATGATTTTAATCTTGGAATCGTTCAAGAATCAACAGAAACGCCCCAGAATCGCGTTCTAACGGCGGTTGATATTGCAAAAAGGAAAGCGGAAAGGAAAAAAAAAGAACGGCTAAAAGCGGCATTAGAAGCGCAATATTGGTTATTGTTTGACAAATGGCGAAAATATGATACCATCTTGGCTGAACAGGCACCGAAAGGAATTGGTGACGAATTTTCACCGGATTTTGTAGATGCTCTGATACACAAAGAAGAAGCATACAATGATTTAATGTATGCGGAAATGGAGAGGTTGAACCATGACACCGCAAAATAACATGATTCAAGCACAAGAAGCATTGCAAACGTTCAAGGGGGTTCTTGCAACATTTGGTTATGATGATTTTGTAGAAGGTGACGAACCATATATTTTGTTAGAAGAAGCATCCATCTCGCCGGAAACTCATGCAAGGTATCAGGTATTACTCGAAAAACGCGCTCAACAATGTGGTGTTTCGATTCGGGTTGTCCGTGCAATCATAAAGGAAAAGCAGACAGCAACAGCGGCGGCAGTACAACAGCAGGAAAACAAGCAAACGTATTTCAATTTTGATGGGCAACCGTTGGTTTTGGCTTGCGGAAAGTATTTGCAAAACAACGATTCGATCTGCATTGATGATAAATGGGGGTTTGAGGTTGTTTGCACTCATCCGATTATACCAACAAAAAGGTTTATAAATATTGAGTCTGGAACGGAAAGTCTTGAAATCAGTTTCAAGCGCGAACAATGGAAATCAATCATTGTTGAAAAGGGAAAGCTCGCAAATTCGGCAACTATTATCCAGTTGGCTGACCACGGCGTTTCGGTGACGAGTGAAACGGCGCGTGATTTGGTAAAGTACATCAGTTATATTGATGATTTGAACAGGGAAATAATTCCCATTGAACAGATGAGTTCTCATCTCGGATGGGTTAATAATACAGATTTTGTGCCGTATGTTGACGGTGTGGAATATGACGGTCAAGGCGAATTTCGGCAGATGTACAAGACAATCAGAGAAAGCGGAAGTTTTGAAAAATGGCTTGACACGTTGCGCGACATCAGGAAAGCGGACAGCGTACAATCTCGGATAGTATTAGCCGCTTCGTTCGCTTCGGTTTTGTTGTGCAAGTTTGATGCTTTGCCGTTTTTCGTGCATTTGTGGTCTGCTCAATCAGGGACGGGAAAAACCGTTGCAATGGAGGTTGCCGCAAGTGTTTGGGCTGATCCGGTTGTCGGTGCTTATTGTAGACCGTTAAAATCAACCAATGTTGGGCTTGAACAATTAGCGATATTCACTTGCAATTTGCCATTGTGTTTGGATGAGTTGCAGACGATACAAAACAAAGCGTCTTTTGATGATATAATTTATTCATTGTGTGAAGGTTCGGGAAAAACACGGGGCGCGAGAAATGGCGGTTTGCGGCATTCGCCATCATGGAAAAACACGATTATAACCACGGGTGAAATGCCAATTGTTGGCGGTGGAAGTAAAGCCGGGGCAATGAACCGGGTTATTGAAATCGAATGCAAGGGAAAGACAATGCCCAATGCCAAAGATGTTCATAAAGTGATTTCTTCAAATTATGGACACGCCGGGAAAGTTTTCATTGATGCAATCAGAAACGAAAAGACATTTTCAGAGATAGAAGCAGAACAACAAGCGATATTTGACAGATTGTCAGAGATTGGAACAGACAAACAGGCGTTAAGTGCTTCCATATTATTGGCGGCAGATCATGCGGCAGAAAAAATCATTTTTAAAGACGGGGTTAGATTGTCGGAAAATGACATAATGCAATATCTTCGGACAAATTCGGATGTTGACAGCGGCAGAAGAGCGCATGAATATCTGATAGAATGGATTGCTGAAAATCATATCGGTTTCATTGTTAATGGGAATTATGAAGATCTTAAAGGGCGTTCTGTTTATGGTTGCATTGAAACGGATGAAAATACTGGAAACGCCAAAATGGTTTGGATAATTAGTAAATCATTCAATCAGGCATTGATTGACGGTGGTTTTAATCCTGATAGTTATTTGTCTTGGGCATCAGGTGAAAACTTGATACAGACGGATAAAGGGCAAAAAAAGGTTGTCAAAAGGATTCCCGGAAGTGGTGTGACTTCGCGTTGTGTTTGTTTGGTTCTTGATCGGGAACAGCAGACGCTTGAAAAATGGGGTGAAGTCGTTCACGATGCTGATTTGCCATGGTGAAATTGTGAAACGGTACATTTTGTACCGTTTTTTGATTTCAAGAGCATTTTCCGGGCGTTCCAGATGATCAAAAATCAAGCATCAATTCTAAGGCGGTTTTCTCGCGTTCTAAGACACGTATTGTTAAAGACGGGTATTTATTCATTCGAGTTTGCATGCACGATCTTGTGGAAAAGTGTGGTAAAAAATTTGGACAAAAAAGACATTGTTTGAAATGGTTTTGAATTGGACAAAATTCACATGAAAAATTTTTTAAAAAACAGTTGACATATTTTGCAATACGTGTTACTATCTAACCGTGGTCAAGAGATCGCGGAAAGAAAGGAACGGAGGGAACAGAAAATGAAACCTTACGGAATCACAGTGCCGGGAAGCGTGATTACAAAGGAAACGGCCCCGGGGTATCTCAAGCGGATTGCAAAAATGTTGTTGCATGAAATCACGATGGAAAGTTCTGTCGTACTTAGCGAGATTGAGGAACGCATTGTAAAGGCAGGTTTTCTCACTTGGGCAGAATGTGAAAAGATTGAAATTGAAGCAATGGAGTGTTGAACGATGACAGCAAAAGAGAAACGTTTAGAAGAGATCGAAAAAAGACTGGACGAATTAGAAAATTCAATTTCGATTGAAAAGGCAAAACTGATTCATGAATGTGTAAAGTTGAACGATGAAATAAACGGGGAGGATTAAATGAAATGACGATGCGGGAACGGTTGAACATTCACAAACAGATTGAGTTGGAAAACAAACAGAAGTTGAACGAATGGAAACGGAGAAACGGGAAATGATTACAACGGAATTTTTCAAAACATTGAAGGAAGCCGAAGAGTTTAAACCGATTTGCAACGAAAAAGAAGTTTTCAGTCTTGACAAATTTGGAACGATTCGTGATTTTAGGATGTGGCATGACGAAGCTGTTTCGTGTGGTAGGTTTTCGGATGGGATGGATTACCGGGCTGTTGTGGTGATTTATCGGTGATAACGCGCTGACATAACGGCGAAAAGGGGAGAAAGGTTAAAAAATGTGGTACGTTGTAGAGTTTGGGGAAGTCATTTTCTCAGGAACTGAGGAAGAATGTGGGGCTATTATTGCAGAGGATGAAACGGGAAATCTGGAAATGTATCCAGAGGAAGGAAGGGTTTAAAAATGATTAGTCCTGTGTTTTGGATTTATTCTGGCGAATATGGGTTTCAAAGAGTCGGAAAAAAATATAATGTATATGACAGAAACGGCGGTTATTTGACGGAATTTGATAGTTTCTTTGATATGTGCGATTGGATGGTTGCAAACGATCACGGAAAGCACGAAAGGCGCGATGATGGGCAAAAGATCTGATTTTAAAAAGTTTGGAGAATTTGCCGCTTGGGATCTTGATGCCGGATGCCGTAGGGTTGTCAATCAGACAGCCCCCGGAAAACGGCGATTGAAAAAGCGTTTAAAAAGGCAGGAAAGAAAAAGATTGAAAACGGAGGTTTCAAAAGATGGAAACATATACTCATGAACAGTTTGCAAATAGCTTGTATGTTCGAGGTTATTTCAAAACACGTTCGGAAGCCGAAAAATATGTCGTGGAACATCCAAAAGAAGTCTACACGGAGGACGATTTCCAAGAAGTTTATCATGATGAAAATTTGATTGGGGATTATATGCGGAACAAGCCAATAAAAGCGTTGTCCAACGGTCGAAACAGGTTTGATGCTGAATATTGGGATTGATTTAAGAAAGGGGTTTTATCATGAAACAGTACGAATTGAAAGATTGTCCTCATTGCGGTGGAAAGGCGTATTTGGAACGTTGCCACAGGGCGTTTGTTGATGCAAAGTCTACACGGGTTGCGTTTGTTCGTTGTACAGAGTGCAATGCTCGTTCCGGGCGGTTTCGGTTGTTGGATTATGGCACATCGAAAAATCATTCAGAGGTTGCAGAGCAAAAGGCTGTTGATGCGTGGAATAAAAGAGTTAAAACAGAATAAGATAGTGATGTTATGTAATTTTTGTTTTGTGTGCGGAAAGGTTGTGAAGTGGGAATGACTGATCTTGAGAAGGTTATCAAAGGACTGAAATGTTGCGCACATACAGACGGAAGCAACTGCGTATACTGCCCATATGATGTCGTGGACGAAGATTGCACAGCTTTAATGGCAATGGATGTCCTTGATCTGCTAAAAGAGCAGGAAAAGGAAATCAAAGCATTGCACTTGCTTGTTGAGTGGGCAGAAGAATGCGATTTCGGTTTTGATCAGTTCCCGGATGAATACGAACTGTACAAAGACGAAATCAAGGACATGAAATATATTGACGGAATGATTCATATTGCAAAAAGAACACTTGAAGACCACGGAGCGTTTGAGAAAGGTCAGTGAAATGGGATGACGATTGAAGAATGGACAAAAGATTTCAAATCATATGTCACTTGGCTAGATATGCCGAGAGATGATTATAAAGGCATCATGGGATACATTGACGATGCCATTGACCTGCTGAAAGAGCAGGAACCTAAGCGTGGCAAATGGGTAAAACGGTTGTCATCCTGCCCTTCTGCCATTTCGGTAGGTGGTTCCCGGACGAGTGCATGTACTATATGCGGAGGATGGGGCAGGAAGACATTCAAATACTGTCCTCACTGCGGAGCGAAGATGGAGAAGCAAGAGGTGAAAGCTGATGACTGACCGGGAGAAGGCTATTAAAGGGTTGCAATGCATTGTTGACGGGACTGTACGATGTGAAAGTTGTGGATATGCAATAGATAAACACGGACATCATTCATGTCAACAGGAGTGTGCAAAAGATACCATTGCCTTGTTGAAAGAGCAGGAAGCGCGAGAATTGACTATAGACGAATGGAGAGAATGGAAAGCAAATCCAAAGCGAAATCCAATATGCGAATTATGGGAAAATGATACTTCTCCGATGTGGATTCTTACTCCGGACAAGGTTCATGAGCCAGCGTTGCTTATGGGGAAATTAAAATTGTTTACAGGAAAACCAACTTTTGAACAGTGTAAGGCGGTGAAGTGGAATGACAACATTTGATAAGTTTCGCAATTGCATTACGGAACCACGATGTCGGGATTGTGAAGGAATACCCGGCGTGTGTGAGGAAGAGCATCAGTCTGTGAGTATTCCTAAAGCTTTGGCATTGGATGTGCTTAATGAATTGAAAGAGAAGGATGAACGCATTGGAGTTTTGACAAGGGCAATCAAGCATATGCCAAGACTCACAAAGTTACTGGATGTTTATGGGGATGGATATGCAAAGGTTGTCAGGTGCAGGGATTGCAAATGGTATTCACCGGAAATGTCATGGTGCAATAATTTAAATTCACCAAAGGAACAAACATTTTATTGTGCTGATGGGAAAGGGCGGTGAAGTAGGTTGATTATCGGCATTGTAAAAAGCAAGGGTATCCCTTTTAGATGTGATAACTGCAACACTTATTTTGCGTGGAAACCTGATGAACAGGGTATATGCTCTGTACGTGCAAAACACCCTCAATGTAACAAAGTTGAGTGTGAGTACTATATGCCCGCAAAAAAGAAATGCCCAGAATGTGGAAGTGATGATCTCACTGAGGTGCCAGCAGTAGTTTATAAAATCATGAGAGAAATTAGGCGGTGAAATGGAATGACTAGCCGTAAGATTGACGCAATGCATAAATATTATGGATTCGGTTCCGGTCGTTGTGAAAACTGTCCGCATTTCAGCAGAAAGGTTTTTGACAGAACTTATCTCAAATGCCTTGTATACGGTGACAGTAACAGCGAAGCGACTGACTGGAGATGTGGTTACACCGCTTGCGGATTGATTGACAAACCATTTCCGGCTGATGAAACCCGTATAGTAACAAGAATTATTGCAAGTAAAATAGATAATGAACCAATTCCGGGGCAACTTGTAATGGATTTGGAAGGAAGTTGAAATGGGATGAATG